TTACTTCTTCCGACATTTGGATCTCCTTATTCGCGGATTTTTCCGCGTCGTCCGGTGTTTCACTAGCTATAAATGAATTTTCATTCTTAGCCAGAGACTGACCGGCTAGATCTACACGATTTGTGAAAGTTTTTTTGAATTCATTATACTCGTCTACAGAGTCAAATGACTTCGCCAGAGAAAAAGTCGCTGCTTGGTTACATGGTACCGATACCACTGATACCTCAAACAACTCAGCATCCTTAATCTTTAATCCGTCAGTTTCCGCTAGGTAATCAGCATCCTTGACTCGGAAACCAACAGAAAATGCTCCAAGAATGCCTTCTTTTACAAGCTGCGCGACATGATCGGGCGCAGATTTAGAAATTTTAGCCTTTAGTTCAAGACCGTTTTCAGTGACTTTAAGTCCTGTAGCGCGTCCAATAGGCTTGTTATAATCATGATTGAAAAGAATAATAGGATTCTTTTCAAAGTTTTCAAGTCCGCCCTTTGTCCAAGCAGTTGCATCAATAGTATCACCTGCGCGGTCAAAGTCGTGGGTACTTGCCATACCACAAATATGTACACCACCATCGTCTTCTTCTAGAGCTTTAAATGTAGAGGTGAAATTAAAAATCTTTTCCATTATTAGTCTTCACTCTTTTTTTCTGCTTTAGCAGGCTTGCTCGGAGCAGGTTTTGCTTTCGGAGCAGGTTTTGGAGCTTCCATAAGTTCTGGATATTTTAATTTTAAAGCATGTATTACGTACTTCCATGCCTTGAAGCTTCTTTTTACAGAAACTGCATGAAGGGCCTCACTTGGGCCTACCCTAGCTACATAGTCTTTATACTCAATATTCAAAGGAAGCTTGTGCTCCTTAAAATGTCCGTACGCAATATCTAAAACTTTTTGTTTTTGACGTATTGCCATTTAGTCTTCTCCTACTTCAGGCGGTCTTCCACCCTCATCTGGATTTACGGCACTCCCAGCAATATTTGCCGGCACACGTAAATCATCATAGCCATCCACAGGCTCAAAGTTTAAAGCTTCTCGTGCTTCATTAGGGCTAATAATACCAGTATTCACGAGAGCTTGATAATAAGACGCTTGGTCTCTTAACTCAGGCTGTAATGCGGGAATATTACTTGCTTCTTCTGTAATCTCAAAGCCAAAGAATCTTTCTAGTGCAAAGTTAACTTTACGAATAATTGGAAGAATAGTTTCTAAATAGTATAACCGCATATTGGGGCGTAAGTTGGCATTATTGCCTGAATCTAAAAGAATAGGGGGTACTCCCAATGCTTTTAAAATAATTTTTTCATTTTCTTCAATAGCTACTTGAAAATCTAATTCTTTAAAGTTTACCTTTAATTTTTTCAGATAAAGTATTTGGAGATTTTAAAACAAGACCGGGTACCGCACCATTCTTAAAAAAGTTATCTTGAAAATCCCGCATCCTTCTAGTAAGTACCATTGTACGTAAAGCAGGCCTAAGTCTGGATACTCCTCTATATATAGAGTAAAAAGAGTTTTCTTTAATATGAATAATTTCTTTGGGGGTGAAGGTTACTGTCTCATTGTATGTGTACTTTTCGATGTAAGTTTTCTCGCTAGCGTGAATAATCATTTTGTTTGCTGGCAAGTGATACAGATGTACTCCATCGTAGTAAATAAAAATATTTCCATCAATTATATAGTCTATTAATAGGTTACGACGGAAAGAACTAATATCTTGAAAAGGGTTTGGCTCTTTATTTAAAAGTAGCTCTACTCTAGATCTTTTAATTCCCTTAACAACACTTTGAGTAGGCAGCTGCGGCCCTACTTTTACATTAATCTCAGCGGCATCATCTACCAACATATTGACGCCACGATTTACAACTTCTAAGTCTTCGTAAGCTCTTTCAAAATTAAATGTAGGTTCACGGCTGCTCTCTACTTTACCATCGAAGTATGGTTGAGCCGGATTCAATTTTTCTTGATCCCCACTAGGCTTTCTTCTAAATATCGTATTATACCATGCCATGCTTTTCTCTTTGTAAGGCTACCCAGCGCATTTGTTTTTCTGCAGTGCCAAGTCCAGGGTTTCGTCCATAAATTTTATGCAACTCTAAGTGGTGTGCATGGCAAATTGTAACTGTGTGTTCATACAACTCTGCCCAATTATCTGTAATAAACTCGTCCCTCCAAATTGTAATATACTCGTCTGTATAATGTGAAGGTCTTTCTTTTACTTTATCTTTTAACCACTTAGCAAGTAAAGGACTTAAAGTATAGAAATGATGAAAGTCTAACTGAGCTACGCTACCACAAATATAACACTCATTGTCTTTTTTGTACTTTGATTTTGCTCTGTCCCTTATATACTTTACAGGGTCTCTTTTGAGCTTTTTCATACTTTGCATTATAGCCTCTTAGAGATAAATTGTCAAATACTATTTTTAAGGAGGTATCCTTAAAAGCCTGTGGATACAGTCTCAAAAGAGTATAGTGCGTACCTTAAAGCATCCGCCATATGGGACGCTCTATTGTGCTTTGGTTTTTCCCGGGCTAAGTTAGGATTAGGGTCCCACTGATATTGATCTAAACAGGATAAGGTTTCTTTACATCTCTGATCGACAAATAACTTATCATTGTCTACTATTCCTGCTACATGCGCAATCCCATCCAACACAGACTTTTTTGCGTTGTTTGTTGAAATATCGTATTCCATAGCAAAGTCATGTCGAGTTTGTTGAGCTGCGGAATCAATGTAAATAAAATCAATATCCCACTTCTGCATTAATCTTTGTATTTCAAGGGCATGCTGCTCGGTAGTCTTCTCTGCATCAAGGTACTCATCTAATATATAGTACTGCTGCTCATCCCAATCATACCCAATAACACAAAAAGCAGTAGGGTCACGATATCCAACATCAAGTCCTGCAAATACGTCCATATGGGTGGTATCTAATGCCTCGTTATTGGTTATACAGGCTTCATGATTAAAAGTCCATATCTGACCCTCATAGGTATTAAAGTCTGCTTCGTACTCTTGACGAAATTCTGCTTCTGACATACTTTTACGAGCTTCTAAGATATCTGTCTCAGACATACGCGGGTTATCTCTATAAGTTGCGCGAATGGAGCACCATTCTGGGAACTCATTATTAAAACCTCTGTCAAAGAACTCTGCAAACCAGTTATTTCTACCTCGGGGGGTCGATATAAAGATAGCTTTGGAATTATCCTTGTCTAGCGTTGGACGAAGGGCTACATTAAAAGCATCTTTGCCATCTGCCAACGCCGCCTCATCAAATATAATTAAATCGTAACTTCTTCCTACACAAGAGTCTACTTGGTTGACAGAGCCCATTCTAACTGTAGAGCCATTACTTAACTCAATAACTTTATCTTTTGCATTGTCCTTTACAACCTCTAAATCAAAATGTTTTATTAAGTTTCTCTGAAGGTCAAAAGAAATCTGAGACAGCGAATAATTCGGAGACATTATAAGAATGTTCGAACTCGGAACTAGGGAGACTAGTTGGCCGATTATATTTGCGATGTATGTTTTTCCTTGCCGTCTACTAACTGCAGCACATACAAATCTATACTTAGAATTATTAATCGCGTTTATGATTGCTACTTGAGAAGGTAGCGGTGTAATGCCGAGCAGCTCTAAGTAGGGGGCTACTGGTAATTTGAGAAAGCGTGTCTCAGATTGTAAATCTAAAAGTTCTTCTGATATAATATCAGCTCTGCTGATTTGAATAGACATAGTTATTGCTCAGACTGAGTTTGTTTGTTTTGTTCCAACCAATCTTCGGAGGAAGTGCCTTCGTCGTCTTGAGTGGCTTTTCGATAATATATAATAATTTCTTTTTGCTGCCGAATATACCTTCGAAGCTCCTGCAGGTTATAAGCCATGTTCTCATAGTCTTGGGGAGTTAGCCCAAAAATCACAAATGTAGCATCTTGCATCTTTTCAATCTTTTGAATTTGCTCTTCAAGATTTTTTTCTGTGACTACAAAAAATTCTACTTCTTGCAAATCTATTTTTTTAGGTAAAGTAGGCTGATAGATCTCCAGTGTTTTATATTCAGTTATAGTTTTTATGACTGGCTCGGGGGTTGGTAGAGGGTCACTTTTCATAAAAGAACAGCCAGATAAAAGTACTATTATTAAAGAACTAGTTAGTATCCGCATTTTCCACCTCTTCACTATCCTTTTCTATTGCTTCAAAAACTGCTTTAGTGCCCTTATTAATTCTTGGCTCTATAAGCCCGGGCTTAACTCTAGCGAGCTTAGTTAGGTTGTGCCTTTTAAAAATAGATAAGTAATCATCCATCTCTGCTTGCATTTCGGTATTTTTGTTTGTTAAGTCAGTTACTGCTTCTAACTGCACTTGTAAGTTTTTTTCGGCAC